AACGGGTTTCGCCTCCCTGTGGAGCTACCGATCCCGTAATAAAATTGGCACTGATCGAAGTCCCATCGTCGTTGTCACTGGTCGATACCATGTCATAGAGTTTGCCATCAAATGCACCTGCATGTGGTTTGTTATCCACGATACCACTGCTCCCACGATCAAAACCACTATACGGTCCATACCAGGTATCGAAACGTTCGTTATAGATGATGACATGGTTCATCTTGGTGCTCGTTCCATACGGCACAAAAAACCAAACTTCGTTTACAGAGGCGTAATACACGGCATGAATAAATTCCAATCGTGCGCTGTTTAAGCTGGTCCAGTATCCATCGTCCAGCTGATAGGATATTTTGTTGATCTGGTCCGATCCTGACCACATATATATGCCATCGGGACGCACAAATATCTGACGCTCATTGGGTAGAGTTAAGCAACCCCGTGAGGCAATCGTTCCAGCTTGTGTAGTTTGCTGTTGCTGGAACGGAATGGTCGAGTTACCTGTAGGCGTGAGAGTATGTATCCCTCCGCGTGTATGTATCGATAGTGAGTTCTGCATAGGGACTAACGCAGTGATAGCCTCACTCATATTGTAAAAATCCGTTGCGCCCCATGTTTCGATGTCAAGAATGTTGGATCTCCAGATACGGTTATCGTGCGCGTTTGTATTTCCCATCCATAAACGGTTGTCCCACCAAGCTACTTCAGAGGCGTAAGTAAAACGAGAGTCTAAATCCAAGACCGCAACATTACCTACTGCGTTCCATACTAATGGTGGGTTCACGCCATTTACTGCGACCATTCTGTTGTTTGTATCTTTTTCACCCGTAGTAACAAACTTGTAATTGTTATCGTCACCAGCCGTGATAGTCACCGATCCCGTAATAGCACTCCATCCCGAATCGTATTTGTATATTGCTGCACCTGCAGTTATAACTACTATTGATGCACTGGAGGTATACTCAAACTCATGCACCCCGGTAACTGCAGTAGTGTCTCCTACCGTACTTGCACCCTGGTAGTTAGCAAACCCTTTGCGCTTTTCAACTGCACCTGCTGGGTTAATCCTACAGTTCTCCATCGATGACAATTCCTCTGGACCCACATCTTCGGCTGGCCGATTATAAATCACGCCACCTGTCCAGGGGCCAAGCTGCACCGATCCACCTTGAATCGCCATTAGCTAGTGCCTACAGTCCCATCTACGGGAGAAAAACTGAACGCAGGATAAGTATCGTGGCGCAACATCCTGTAACGCCTATTGCCATCGCTCTGCTGATTAATTCGTAGGGCGCGATCCACCACGCCACGGTATTCAGCGAACTCAATATTCGCTCCCTCATAGTCACCTTTCTCTTGTTTGTATAAACGCGATACACCAAAATACAATGCTGGCTGAATGACATTTGGAAACCTTAAATCAAGGCTGTCGTTGTCATCATCACTTACATAGTCCGGAACGTAAGCGTAATACCTGTAGTCGATCACCGTGTTTGAATCATCGGGCGTTGGATACAGTTGCACCTGCTGATTGCCTGATGAGTCCAACCCAACCATTATGACGTTATAGGGTTCGCCCAGTTGGGATTGATCGGGGTCGCGTAAATCCAAATCCTCATTGGACGCAATCGCCATCGTGTAATCCTGGCTGTTGTTTCGAAACGATATGGCGTTAGCTAAGTCCGATTCAAGAGAATAAATCTTGGTCGATGCCATACTACTGATCGTGCCAAAGTTCGCACCATCCACCTGCACTACTTCACTGGTTGCAAACGTGCCAGATTCATTTTTAACGGTGAGCACATTTGTCGATGAATCCCAATTTGTTACCGTTGCCGTAGCAGCACTGGTCTGACCCGTAATGGTATTGTTATTCGAAAAGGTTCCCGTAACAGTGGTAAGCGTAAACTCACGGGTACATTGTATTGTTGCGGTTTTATGTAAAAACCACCATGTAGCCTCACCAACGAGTTGTTGCATTGTTGCGTTTAAATACGTTCGTGCCTGAGATTGAAACGCTGCATTGGTCGTAGATAAACCCACACGCGACAGTGCCATTTTAATGCAATCCAAAACATTCATATTAGATTCGCCCAACCTCCATTTTCATAGCCCTGGAATTTGTTATCACTGCTGTTGTATATAAGCATTCCATTAACAGCAGTTAAGGCATCTCGCTGTGTTGTAGTTAAACGCGGTACGGTAAAGCTATCGGATAGCTCTGCCGTACCTACGTTCATTGCACCGAAGTTACCTGCCTCGCCAAAAAACACGGCAGCATTAACCGTTCCTGCAGTAAGTGATTCTGAACGATTCATTCAACCGCAGTAGCAGCCAATGCTTCCGCATCGCCACTGATCTCTGCATGTCGAGATCCCCATGTCTGCCCATCATGCCAACGCTGCAACCACCGAGCAACGGCTTGTGGACCTTTTGCTGCAACCCCTTCGGGAGGTACAGGTTGAAAACCTGGGGGCTGTATGGTTCCACCACCATTAGCAGCAAGCAGTTGTCTTGCATCTGCATTAGTAGTTTTTGGCTTAGGAGCCGTAACGACTTCAGCAACACCTAATGCTTTTCGGATTGCAGCTTTTTGTTCATCAGATGCACGCTCCAAAAGATCAACAATACCTGGCTCTTCTTTTTTTACTGGCGCAGGTGGTTTAGTATTCACTTCGGGAACATTCATAGCTATATCAATAGCTGCAGCCGTTGCTGCATCGGGAGTGACATCGGGGGATTTTTTTGTTTGTCTTGGCATGATAACCTCTTAGTTAAGTGAGTAAGGGTTTTACCCCCTACTCAATTATTTTAACGGTGAGTATTAATCACCTAATTGCAAATTTACAGCAACATGCAAATTGGCTGTTGTATTGTTAACTGCTTGACCAATAACCGGTTCCTGTAGTGCGTCCTGCGTTTGTACGGTTCCTGGTGTACCTGTATCATCAGTCAACTGGACAACGTCACCCAATGCAATCGTTGCGTTATCAGCTTTCACAAACGCAACGCCAGCTGTTTGCAGCCAGAAATAGTATCCACTAGTGATGCCTATTGGATTGACTCCAATAGCTCTATCATACGATCCACCAGCATAGTCAGCTGTTATGGCTCCACCATACGGACTTCCCGTAATCATATAGTCATCAGTAGCTGCTACAGCTGTAACGATTGGATCAAACAACGTGAATACCATTACGTTGCCATTAGATGCTGCACTGGATTTAATGCGATACTGTTCAGCGTTCGTTACGTTGCCGAGATACGCACCGGAGTAATGATCCTTTGCTTTAGAGGCCAACGTAGCATCAGTGACAGTAATTTCCGTTGCCCCAGCACTAGCTACAGTAAAGACTCCGTTTGTATCCAGAGCGACTAACTGAGCACTGTCTGTGCTTACGACCAATCCCTTTACTATTGCAGCAGAGGCATAGGTGTAACGAAAGACTCTACCATCGGCCAGTTCCAGTTTTTCACCAAGAGCAAATTTTGCTGTAGAGCTTTCTTCGTAAATACTCTGCCCTTGTTTCGAGCCTTTACCTGTATCACCAATTCTGTTTACAGAATAGTTGTGATTGTTATTTGTTAAAGACATTTTACTGTTATTACCTTTCCCGTATGGTCACGGTTATAGGGTGCATTGGCTTGCTCCCTGGTATGTAATTATGGGGTGATGTTATACAGGACTCCCTGCCTACGCCTGTTGTTGGTCATTAGCTGACAAGAAATTATGACGTAACAGAGCTTAGCTTGCTGTGATACTGGTTCTTTAAATGGAGTCTTGGCAAAATTCAAACCTTCTTGAATCTTGAACTTTAGATATTTGGTCTGTAGCATGAACAACTGGTATGCGTTTCCAGATCCAGGTGCATCACGATCAACGATAAAGTTTGCACCTCTGAACGTAGCGTTCTGAGCAGCATCACCTAACGCCTGATTAGTGTTGGAAGAGAAACGATAATAGCCTGTACCCTCGAATATGGAGGTGTATGAATTGTAAACGGCATGGGAAGTCACCAGTATATCTGGATAATCGTTCGCCTCGGAAACTAAGTCCCAAAGGTCACGCATAGCGAGTACACCGTTATACGAATCCGTTCCTGATTCTTTGGCTAAAAACTTTTCAGTGCCATAGGTTCCGTTGTAATCAAAACGTTTGTTGTCCCACCAGGTATTCGTTCCACTGTTTACCGAGTGAACGGTTGCACCAGCACTGGTTGAACAAATATCCTGTAGTCCAACAATGCCTTTACCGGACTGTGCGCCCAGCAGTGCAGCGTTGATCGTAGACATCGATCCGGTCATCGCCTGTTCGGTTTTTGCAGTCAATAATTTAACCGCTTTATCCGATGCGCGATTCTCCATTTCCTCTGTCATTGAAATGACAATAGGCGTTGCATTGTACCGGAAATAATCAAAGCAAGCAGTAATTCCATCAATGCTCGCTGACGA